TTAGAGCTATCACTACGGCCTCGCCCTACAGGCGCTCCATAACCGTCAATATCTTGCATATTTGGTCCGGTTTTAACAATCGGACCTTCATTGCCCATCTCTTCAACAAGGCGCCTTCCTAAAGGCTGGCCTACAGAAACTACGCTCCCAGTGCCTGTGTATCCATCTTTGAAAGAGTCGACTACACGGCTTCCGTAATAACGCTTGAGTTCACTCAGATCCTTGACTGGCTGGTTGTAGTAACTACGGCCTTGGCGAGTCGGCAGCGATGCCCACTCAGGTGCAAGCATATTGATCACTGAGCCAACATCTTCACCACGCAGTAATGGCTCAAGGGCTTTCCTGTTGTCGAGTAGATATACAGCTTGTAAATCTTGCTCTGCAGGAGTGAAGCCTGTTGTACCTGTAGCTCTTGCCGCCATTTTGTATGTCGGCGTCAGCATTTGATATCTGCCTGCTGCGGTACTGGAATAGCCTCCGCCTGTATTGACTTTGTCTGGATGCAGCCAGCCTCGAGTGGTATCAAATAACTTGCCCGTGAACATGGTCCGGTATCCTTCCGGACCACTTGTTCCTTCCGCAAAACTAATGGTATCGAGAAGCGCCTTTACCCTGGGATCTTGCAGGGCCTCCCTGTAAAATTCACTTCGATTAGCCATTAATCTTCCGAGTCGAGAATAATCTCTTCCATGTCCAACTCCATTGTGGCATGTTCCCAAACTCGCCTGAGATAGTTATCTATTTCTTCTTCAGTTGGCTCATGCCCAAATATTTTTTGGAGGTCTTCTTCAGACTCCAGGACATAACAAGGCTCCTCCTCGTCCAGGCGAAACATCAAGCCAGCTGCTCGACTGCTCGCTTGGAAAATCTGCTTTTGCTGAAATCTCGCCTCCCAGCAATCGAGTAACGCACCGATCAGTTCTTCCTTGGACATCTCCTGAGCTTCCAGCTCGACCCTCCGAAGATGAAAGGCCTGCTCCTGCGTGATCTTCTCTTGCATAGTCCCGATTCCACTGTTGAAGTTCTGAATAGATGTAAGGTTTCAGCCACTCTTTGATTCGAGCTGCTCTCTCCTCGGAGTAAAAGTCCTGGCGCATGAACCATGCTTCCCAGTCACGTTCTGAACCCTTGTCCGCATTGCAGCAGCGGCAACTGGGTACCAAGTTGTGGCGCATGCTATTTCCGCCAAAACTCTTGGGCCGAACGTGATCTAGGGTGAGTTTAATTGGATCTCCGTTGCTTTCATGCGTACGGCCGCAATAGGCGCAACAGCCCCATTCCGATTTAATACTTGATCGAAATCTTCTTCGTGCCGCACCAGCTGAGAGATCTACAAGGCCGAACAGGTAGGTGTCCCAGTGTTCAGGCATCATAGATTTTTCTGATCGCTGAGCTAACCCTAAAAACCGTTCTTCCGGGAACAATTCAGGCGAGAACCTGATCTTGCCTAGGATTAATGCTTGCGCGCATGAGAGATGTGTCGGAAGACGAAGTAGTTGTCTCGCTCGAAACTACGATTCCGACGCTTCGAATGCTTTATCACTGCGTCAAAACGACGCATGAAAAATGGGCCGGTGGTGACCCGGCCGAACAGGAACGCTTAGAGCTGCTGAAAAATAGGATGTATTCAGCCTTGATGGATGCTCTACTTGGTTCCGGCAACATCTGAAGACAGGGCGCACTTCTCAGATCGATAAGGCCCGTCTTCGTACATGATCACAACATCCCGCATCCAGGGGATGATCCACTTGTGAGCTGGAAAGCAGTGCTCCCAGTTTGATGGCTGCGCACAACCCACGACGACCGTGGTGAAAAAGGCGCTGGCGAATTGCCAGAGCCAATACAGGTCACTCATGCTCAGGGCATGAACATCCGGACAGACGGTGCTCCAATCTCAGGAGCAGGTGCTGCCTCAGGCATCACTGAAGGAATCGGTGCATCGATAGGCAGGTCGCCGCCTAGGCCAGGCAAGCTGATGCTGCCCATGACAGCAGTTACAGCTTCTTTGATGATTGCTTCTTTGATGCTGTCTTGATTGTTGACTAGGTAGACAACACCCACCACCTGTGCACCAACTGCAATAAAGGTCAGCAGTGAGATGGCGTTAAATACTTTTTGCATGCCACAAAAAAGCCCGCTAGACGAATCTAACGGGCTCAATGTGTGTGAGGTTCTAGGACTTACGCAAGCACCTGCTGCCTAGTTATCAGTTGAAGCGGGTGGTGAAACCGAGCTTGGTTCCGTAAGCGTTTGCATCGTCATCAGTGACGAAGGATGCTTCCACATATGCAGAGGTCGAATCAGTGATGGGGAGGCTCCCGCCGATTTTCCCGGAAAGGACTACATCGGTATCCCCACCATTCGGTACCTGGAGTTGAGGCCCAAGCTGGCCATACCAGGCAAAACTCTCGCCCAGCATTCCGTCCGCCCCAATATGAAAATCTGTCGCGTTTCCAACGCTGTCCGAGCCAATCCAGCCGGCGTTGTTTTCCACGTTGACGTAGTAGCCAGGAGCAGCAACGGCAGAGCCAGCGCTGAGGGCAATGGCGCTAAGAGCACCGGCGATCTTCTTAAGCATGTGTTGTGAAGAGGACAACGATCAGAAGGTAGGAGCTGTCGTACGCCATGCACGACAGCATGGACAGCGTGACCACTGTCTTAAGTGCACATGTTGCAAGAGCTGTCGTACGCAGATACCTTTCCAAAGCTTCACTGGCTCATTGGCTCGCCGGCTCTTCCCGAACTCCCCTCCGAAACCAGTCCCCGCTGAGAAGCAGCCGTCTCGCAGGGAGGCCTATCTGCTCAAGGCCAAGCAGTTCAGCAATGGACCTGGGCTCAAGTACTCCTTTATGAAGGATGGCGAGCAGCGAATCGGGTTCGCCTCAGGCAGCTCTGAATCCCAGGTCCGTGCTGCAGTGCTGAAGGCTCACCCAGATGCCTGTTTTATTCCGTCAGAGTGACGCCTTCTTCGGTTGTGACGGTGGTCAGCGAGTGGCCACCCTCAGCCAAGAGTTCATAGGCACCCCTGTAGTCAATGGGTTGCCAATCGATCTCGCTTCCGGCGATAGAGAGACCGAGCTTCATTTCTTCGCTGTCGATGTGGATTTCAATCCCCAGCTGCCTGAGAGCGGCATTCGCCTGCTGACGCTGCTCTTGAGTGCTCGTCCCATTGATTAGGTCGAACTTCAGCGGCTCAATAATCGACTCGACTGCCTCGAGCGCCAGTGGGTTTTCGTTGCGTGAGAGCTTCGAGCGCAGTTCCGCCAGAGCATCATCGATCGATCTTTCTTCTTGGTCCTTGTCAGCAACCCTTTGCTGCAGCGCCGTAAAGACGCTCTCGAATGCAGGGCCGCCCATCTCAGCAGCACGTCCGATGCTCTCCTGGATATTCAGTCGCTCTTGATCAAGTTGAGCTTTCTTCTCGAGAAGTGAATCAATGTCTTTGCGCAGGCGGACTGCTTCTCCCTTTGAGTCAGCTTTGCCACTGAGCTGAATCAATGAATCAAGGGTCAGCCTTGATAACACCACAGCAAGAACATCATTCATCCTGAGATAGGGCCGACGGCAAACGCTGGTGTTATCTCTTGATCGGCATCCGATGTATCGAATGTTCTTGTGTGGCGGATGGCCGCCTACGCAGCTCGACATCGAGCCGCCGCATACGCATCGAGTCATGCCGCGACCGATCCAATGCATCTTTGTGTTTGGCCCTGGGCGATGCTTCGTTCTATTTCGGCTTGCAATGATTGCAACTACTTCTTGAACTTCTTTCTTTGGAAGTACAGGAGGAAAGACTCCTTCGATAATCTCCTTCGGCTCATTGGTCGCCCCTCGCACCATCCCTTTCTGTGCTCGAGGGTCATAAAAACGACCGCTGCCATCCTGCAGCTCTCCGTTAGGGCCACGCTCCAATGGCTTCCATGAACCTTTCGGCCGCACGGCCACAGCCCCATAAATCTGGTGGTCGTTCCGGATCATTGTTGAAAGGTTGCTTACGGTCCAGATGGACGCACGCATTGGCTTGAAGCCCTCCTCGTTGAGCGTCTTAGCCGTTTGCGAATAGCCGTGATTACGCAGCAGCTCCATTGCTCGGAGGATTGCTGCCGATTTGCTGTTCAGCTCCCAGCGCTGCGTCTTCTCATCCCAGCTCACCCACGTCGGAGCGTTCTGTTTCTTCCGGGTGACCTCGCCCTGCTGGAGACGCTTTCTGTTTTCTTCCCAGTTGTATTCCTGTCGCTGTGCCAAGGACTTGGAATATTCGTGAGCTGCCTGGCACTTGAGGACCAGCATGATCAGCGCTGTGCCGTCCTCATCGATTTTTTCTTTGTTGTAAAAATTATTATCTGCGACTGTCACAATCGTTACGTCCGCATTAATGAGTCTCAGGAAGACCGCCTCCAGCGCAGTGCGACTCTTCATGCGAGACAGCCGATCGACCGCTTCGATGAGAAGGACGGGACTGTCCCCCAATAATCGACGGTCTGCGAGCTCCATAAAGCGGTCAAGGGGGCTGCCCTTGCGCATGTGTTTGGCGTGATAAGCCGACTTTCCGGGGTCGCTTAGTGACCGTTCATCAGCCAGTTCCAGGCCGTACCGATCGCACCATTCCTGGGACTTGCCACCCTGCCGAGCCAGGCCAACACCCTCTGTTTGCAGGATGTGTGAGACCCGCTCGAAGCTCCAGATGGTCCCTGCCTTGAAGCCGAGATCCCTGTCCACGTCCCATTCTGGCGATGTACTTGGGTCACCGTAGTGCGGGCACTGTCACGCGTCAAGTACATCATCAAATCCACTGCGATGACTGGCCTTTCCAGGGCGCTAACACCCGTGTCAAGACCTGTTCACGGCGAGCACAACGTCGCCAAATGACATCCGCTAGACATTCGCCGTCGTCATTCGACCAACCACCAGATGCAGTTCCAGCAATTCGGCGAGGGCACCTACGTGACTCTCAATGGCCTCGAGTTCGAAGACATTGCTGCGGCACTCCCAGTCGCCGCCAATCAGCTTCGAAGCGCCGCTCAAGCAGTCGAAGATTTGGAGCAGCGTGGACTGCTTACCGAGCGGGCTGAACGGTTTGACTTGATGGTTGCCGAGATGCACTTCTCAGATCCCGAAAACCTCAGAGGCTTGGCCAGCTCCCTGCGCTTTCCGTTCCTGCGACGCACGTCAGATGACGATCAACTTCCAGAGGAGGAATGACGCCAGAATCACCACCAGCAGTGCGCCGATCACTTGTCGTCTTCCTTGAAGGGATGCTCACCCAGGAAGACGACCAAGATCGTCAGCCAGGTAAACGCCAGAAGAACGATCCACATCAGTAGCGATCCGGCATCAGGTCAGTAAGCAGGCGGCTGAGACGCTTGCGGTCCTCTGCCGGCATCAGCGCTCCATCGACTTCAGCTCGGCCCATCAGATCCATCAGGTCGTTGAGCTTCTCGGTCCGAGCTGTCTGGTCCTTGGTCATCAATCTCCTGGAGAAGTAATTCGTGTAGCTGCCAGTAACGGAGGCGCCAATCAGGCACCAGTCCGTAATGCGGCAACGTGAAGTAATCGATCTCGTTCTGCTCGAGCAGCTCGAGGATTCGGTCAGTGTTCACTCGCCGCTTTGCTGGATTACTGCTCCAGCAGCAGGGGCAAGCAGGGCTGCCAGCAGTGCACCTGCCATACGAGTTGAACCAACCCGTCTTGGATTAGGTGGTTCAGGTGTATGTACGAGGCCGCCACCTGCGCCCTTTGGATAGAGCTGAGCCTCGGCAAGGTACCGAGCAAGAGCGCCAGCAATTGGATCCGGTGCTCCACTCGGAGCATCAAAGATGTTCAGCTGGCGAGGTGCAGCAGATAATGGTCGAGACGGATAGCTTCCGACCAAAAGTCCTTGCGCTATCGCCTCAAGATCTGTGAGCGGTTCTTTGCTTCTCAGGCTCATCAAGGTTGGGTCCAAACCCTGACCCTTAATCTCTAATTGGTACGGGGGCTGCGACCGTCTCCGAGCCAACCTTGCAGCAACTGCATCACGATAATCCTGACGGATCTTCTCCATCATCATCGCCTTTGCCGACTCAGATGATGGCAGTACACCTCTCTCGATTTCTTCTCTGCTAATACTCATTGCGCAACGCCCTCAAGTTTTTTATGCGCCTTTTCGGCCTTGCGAATTAGCTTCTGTGCTTCGATTCTAGAAGTGCAGGACTCCGCTTTCGCAGCGTATTTGAGTAGTTTTTGGTGTTGTTTTGCTGGGTTCATTACCAACTCCAGTTACAGGACCAATAGCCCGGGGTTGTCTTGTCTTTCTTCTCGTCGCAGTTGTGGCGTGACTTGAAGTTGGCTCGACGCTTGGCATCACCATGGCCACTGCCTTTCTTGCCGCCCTCTTTGTGGTGGCCCATCTTCGGGTCGCCAAAGCGGACGATCTTGTCGTTGCCGCTCTTGTCCTTGACCAGGACAGCAAACTTCTTGTTTGCGCCGGGCGTTTTCTTGGGCTTGTCGTACCCAGCAAAAACTTCGCCGGCATAGCGGATCTTCTTACTCATAGTCCTAATAGGCCGAAGATTTGACCAGCCATAGTGCGCCCTTTCACGCTGCCATAAGGCACGACAGCAGGCTTACCGTCTTTATAGGCTAAACCAAACCGCCGGCCACTCATATCAACTAAAGAGTTTCGCGACTTGTCATAGCCATACGTTTGGCCATCAATTTCCATTCGCTCAGGAAATTTATTCTTGAGACTATTCATCTGATATTGCTCACTACCAAATCCCTCTGGTGTGGATTTTTCGGCAGCGGCAAGAACCTGAATTGCGGCCAACGGGCTTGCAGCGGTCTGGGCCATACTTAGCGCATTAAGCAGACGGGGAGATCCGGCTGCGGCAAACCGATTGCCGGCGAAATTGAGTGCCTTTTCAGTGGCGTAGCCTGTGCCTCCGGATAAAGCGGTACTAGCGATAGCGTCACCGTACCGGCCTTCTTGCAATGCTTGACCAATGCTTCGATCCGTCGCTAGGCCGTAAGCGGCTCCAGCAAGTCCGATGTTTTTATTTTGCCTAACAAGCTTGTCTCTCGCCTCAGCGGTTCTACCAATCAGGTCTATTGAATCTTCAGGATCGGGAATGATTTTTCTAGATGCGAAACTTCCATCGTCCACAAAGGTGTCTACAAAATCTTTGCTATCGACAAAAAGCGTACCTAGCCCGATCTTTTTCTTGAGCTCGGGTGTAAGCTTTTCCCACTGAATGCCAAGCTGCTGAGGGACTAAACCCTGTTTTCTGGTGGTGCTGCCAAGCCTTGGCACGGGCGATGCCACCTCAGCAACAGCATCAGTAGGTGACTTACCTGTCAGCTCAGAGAGTCTATCGATAGCTTCCTGAAGCTGGCGGGCGCTTGATTCAGTGTTGCCCCAAAACCCTTCGCCACTGCGAGGAATGTAACTTGGGTCGCGCTCACGTATAGCAGTCGTAATGTCTGCGAGGGAAGCTACCCCTCGTCTTCTTATGTCCTCCTTCGGAAAGTAAACATTATCCGAGAAGCTGACGTCATACTTTACAGGATTTGGATTTTTTACATAACCCCAAGGCCTGCCAGACATATCGGCTTGACGCACCATTCCCGTAGTCAAGTGCTCATTACGGTATCGGTCACTCCCTAATTCAGCATCAATGACATGAACAGATGGATTTGTGCTGACGACACGCTTTTTATTGCTTGTATTTCCATCTGCATATGAAGTTTGGATATTTGCTTTGTCGCCTACGCCCCAGATATATCCTGCTTTATCAGCCTCAAACGCGTCAGTAGGATCTAATCGGGCAAACCTTTGTGATTCCGGGCCAGGAGTGACGGTAAATATTCGTTTCATCCCCTCAGAGGGAGGAGAACTAAAAGCTCCAGCCTTTGAAATATCAGATGGAGAAAAACCGTCATCGCCTAAAGGTATTCCACTTCTTCGCCACGCATCTTGAATTTCAGGATTCGTATTAAGCCCATACCGCTGAACAGCTTGCTTGACCTCTGGAGAAACATCTTTGAAAGCTTCGTCTGCTAATGCTTCTTGCCACGTTCGCTGAGCTAGCGGATTATTAATTTGGTCTCCGTACTCCTGAAGAGAATCGAATTTATACCCAGACATATCAATGACTGGATGAAATGCCGCCATACCCGCTAGGCCGGTGCCGCCAAGCAGCCCTTTCACAAACTGCTCAGCCTCTTCTTCAGACCGGTACGGGTTATTTTTGTTTTCGCTCATGACTTACTCCGGTAAGCAGTAGCCCGCTTGCGTGCCTCCGCAGCAGCTTTAGTGTTCTTGACCTGATGGTTCACGGGCTTGCCTTTGGACTCCCGCTTTTTCTTTTCGTCAGTTGCTCGACGTTCCTCTTTGGACATCGAGGCCCAGGCAGCTTTCGGGAGGTACCGCTCTGTACGACCTTTCTCGCGAGCTCGATCAGCCATGAAGTTCCTCCTCCTCGAACAGAGGGCACGGCTCTTCGAAGAGCATGGCGTTCCTCATATCTCGAACACGGGCCAGTAGTTCCTCGAAGTCCTGTTCTGTCATTTTTTCTTTTCGTATTCCTCGCGGGTTTGCCAATCTTCCTTCGACCACTTGCTCAGCTTGTTGTCGGATGACTTCTTGCCTGAGTAAGTGCCACCCATGTCCTTGTAGTATCTGACTGCAAGTTGCATGGCACGGGCTGAGTGGCCGCCCATCTTTTTACGAGCCTTGGCTTTCGCCCTGGCCCACTTTTCTGGGTCTCGCTTTTTAGCGGTTCCTTCAGACATCAGGCTCGAGGAGGCAATACTGCACCAGGTAGATACATATTTCTGATTTTTTCGGCGTCATCCGGATATGCATTCATGAGCCGGTTGACATCACCTGGCGTTAGTCCACGACGTTTGCGGCGTGCATCGCCACTTCTTCCGGTGATATCAAATGATGGATTACCAGCCACATAGTCCGTGTCTATGTTCATCCGGTCACGCATTTCTTGCTCTTCGTAGAGGCGTCCGGGTTCGCCGCCTTCGCCAAACTTCAGCAACTGTCGAAGATAAACATTGCCATCGGCACTCCCGAAAAGATCGCCAGGATCCATCCCTCCTAAGAAATCGTTGAGTTCACCCGGAGTCAGCTGTCGTGGCTTCTCTCGATATAAAAGATCCTGCAATCCAGCAGGATCAATACCTAACGAAGTCCCCGCAAGTCGCATCACATTCATGATCAGTTTCCGTATGCCTGACGTGCTGCTGCAAGTGCTGCATTCAGCTTGTCTTCGTTCTCTTGGCGACGAGCAGCTTCGGCAGCCTGCTCTTCTGGGGAGTCACGCATTGCCATAGCGGCAGGGATTGCACCAGCAAGAGTGCCGGCCAAACCTGCTGCTGCAAGATTGCGACGTGGATTCACTCTCAGTCTTTCTGCAACTTTCTCAGGCGCCATGCCTTTACCCATCATCTTCTCTGCAGCGGCTCGAGATTTCGGGTAATCAGTCTTTTGTCCTTGAGCCTGCTGAATTTCATTCATAAGCTGTTCCCGCAACACAGGATCAGCGAGGGTATAAGCTCCAGCTCCAAGAGCTCCAGTAAGACCAGGAATGGTGCTCAACAGATAATTGACGCCCAGTTCACCAAGAGAGGTTCCGTCAAACAGATCAGCAATCGCAGCGCCACCAGTAATGCCGCCCTGGGCAATCATGCTTGCTAACACCAAATTATTAAGGACTGGATCTTTACCAGCCATTCTCATGGGCATTTGACCAGCCACAGTAATAGTTACAGTTTCCTCAATTCTATGAATTCTTATCTTCCAAAACTTCCGTAAGTGCAGGCCGCAACTGGTCTGCTGGCGGGAAATGCCTCAACAATGCGCGTGCCTCGCGTCGTACTTCACGCGGGATTCGCGGGGTCTCTTTTGTATCGGTCAGCCGCAGCAAAAAATCTCGAGTAGCCACCACAGCTGTGACCTGCTGCAGTGGCGTACTGATCCTGATATCAGGCCGCCTGTGAGGAATGAATTCCATCTAGTGTCTGGGTTTGCTCACGTACACCTATGTAGTGCCAGTGCTTGATTTGCTCTTTCACGGCACGGCGCCCAAGGTTCTCTGCATGCTCTGAAATCAGGCCAGTAAACGTCCCACGCAGTCCATCAGGGGCGTTGTCACGGTCATAGAGATCGTAGAGATATTGGAGATAGTGAGCCTTGTTTAACTCGTGCTGAGCTTGTTCTGCTGGGGTCAAGATCCTGAGCTTCATTGGCTTTTGGTGGCTCTAATAACCTAGGCATGGCTGACCACAACTGCTGCACTTTTGTCAGACTGGCATAGTGACAATTTCAGTATGGACGCAATGTTGCTGCCCACCGATGCGGAGCTTGAGGAGTTCGCCTCTGATTGGCTGAAGGAGAACTTCCTGGTGTCATTGCCGTCACCTATCGCCACGACAATGATCACGTTCTGCAAGGCAGTTCTGCTCGAGTTTGGTAACCGCCCCATCGAAGAAGACGATCCGTGTGCTGACGGCTTCTGCCCCATGCCCGGCGCAAAGGATCGGGTCGTCAACGACTCACTGGTTGATATCTTCGATCCCCTCTGATCAGAAGAATCCCAGCCGGCGCTGAAGAGCTTTGGTGCCGGTTGCTTTTTCCTGGTAGTACTTGTTTAAGTCCTGGAAGCAGAACTCTAAGTCTTTTATAAATTCTTCTTCGGCGGACGGGTCTTCTAAGTACTCAGATATTGAATCCATCAAGCTGTCACGACGACGTTTCTTGTATGCCTCGTCGAGAGCTGTCATTTTGACAAGAAGCAAATTCCTAAACTAAACGTACCCGATCTGTAAACAGATGGATCCCGTTTTAGTTTCCGTAATCGCGATCGTTGTCGCGGCTGCTTCAGAGTGCATTGCCTTGAGCCCACTCAAGGAAAACTCAGTAGCTCAAATCCTGATTGAGGTCCTCACGAAGGTCTTTCCGAAGAAGAAGTGAGATGACTGAATCACTGCCGCCCAAGCCTCCAGTCAAGCCGAAGGCTATTCAAAAGCCCAAGGAGGACAAGTTCGAGTGGCATGACGAAGGCATCTCAACGCTTGTGCGCGTCATCATTCTCGCTTGGGCGGGAGCAATCCTGACACTGAACTACGTGTCAGTTCCTTGGCTCCCACAGAAACAAATTGATCCCACATTTATCGCCAGTATTTTTACTGGGACGCTCGCAACTTTTGGGGTCAATCCAACCAAGAAAAAAGAAGAGAAAGAAGACAAAGACCTCACCAAGAAAGACAAATGATCAAATCAATTGGAGTAGCAGCCTTCGCCCTGGCCATCGCAGCACCAGTGAGTGCAGGCTCCATCACTCACCGACTGCAAAGCTCGGTGCAGCTGTCTGTTGATGCCGCTGCAACCCAAGCCAGTCGTATCGGCAGCAACTACAGCATCCAAGGGAACAATATCAAGCTCGACACTGCCGGTGGACTGGGTAGTCTCAGCGCAGGGGACGCAGTTGGATATACCGCTGCGGACTACTCAATTGTTAACGCCGGCGAAAGCTTCAGCCTGACTGAGTCCTACATCGAAGGCGATGCCACGCCCACCAACCTGACCATTGGTTCAGGTGTTGCGGCTGCTCTGCCCGTGCTGGGCTCGACCACCAGTTTTGCCGGTGGCGTTGCTGGCTCTCTGGCAGGCACCATCGACTCGGCTGGCACCCTCACGCTGACGGCCGGCGGGGCAGGCACCCAGGCCTTGGGACAATTCACCAGCGAGATCCAAGTCCAGAACTGAGGTCAGTCATGAGACTGCTCATCGTTGCGGCCCTGCTGATGATTGGCGGGGCGGCACACAGCGTTCCCGTGGTGCCCTCGTTCAGTCAAGGGTCCATGACCTCGAGGACAGAGACTCGATCTTCTGTGACCGAGGTGATCAACTCGATGGACTATTCCACTGGCTATTCATGGAGCGCCAGTGGTCATAACGTCAAGTCAAATACAGGGTCATTATCTGCTGGCACAGGTACAACATCCAGCAGCGTTGGTGATGGAATATCGGCAGAATGGACGAACATGAACATGTCAAATAAACCGACGTGGTCAATCGTCAATCCTGGAGAAGGTTTCTCCCTGGTCGAGACTTATCACGGTCCAGGACTTTCAAACCAGACAATTATTCAGCGCACAACAGAAGTCGAAAGCATTACCGAAACTACATCGGTCTTTCAACGCTGATCCTGTTCATAGCCCCCGTTGCCAATGCAGCAGACATTGGCGGGGTCAGCGCAACAGCAAACCCAGTAGCGCAGACCAGTGGTTCGCAAACGAACCTTGCTGTGCAAAACCTTTCCGGTCCCTACGCACAGTCAGCCGTTGGATCTGGAGTGGTCTGCCAGGGTCCAACGCTTTCGTTATCTCCTTTCGTTCATCGCAGCTTGAGTTGGCAGCTTCCCTATGAGAGTCACTACATGGATCCTGTGTACGACAACAGTGATCTCGATGATGATGGCGTTATCGATAATCCCGGTTCTATTCTTTACTACAAGGATGTGCGAACTGGACAGAAGGATTCCCACAACTGGAACTTCGGCTTTTCAGCATCGATAACCATTCCGCTCGATGGCGGTATCCAAGAGCGCTGTAAGGCAGCCATGGATACCCAGACCCGGATACAGAGGCAGATCCTGCGCAACAAAGAACTCGATTGGAACCTTGCTCGGCTTCGTCATTGCGGTGAGCTGGCTCAGAAAGGCATCACCTTTGCCAAACACTCAAAGATGTATGGCCTCTGCAGTGACATCGCTGTAGTCATGCCGAGCACTCAGGTGCCGGCTCACACCCACAAGATCAGTTTTTCCTCAATAGATCACGAACAGCTCGAATCGCGCGGTTCCGCATCCGCTGCTGATGACGACGCTCACGAAGAGACTCAACCTTGATCTTCTTGCCGAGCATCTTCTTTATCTTCTTGATCACCTTCTTCACCGTTGGCTTGATGATCTTCAGCAGGATGTCCGACACCGGCTTAGCCAGCAGGGCAGACGTGGTCGCAACAACAGCAATGACGGCCGTCGAGGTGATCGCCGGTACTGGAGGGATATAAGTCTCGACGAGGGCCTGGACAGAAATAGGTTCTCCAGGGATTAGCTCACAGCGGCCATCGACATAGTGCTCGCCGTCCAGGCACCGAACGACGCGCTCAGTAATCTCCACCTCATCAGAAGCAGGTGGCGCACTGGCTGGCGGAGTTACTGGAGGCCTACGAGCGACTTGCTTTGCAGACGGTTGTTGCTGATCCTGCTTAGGAGCTGACTGCCTTGGAATTACTGGCTTCCGACTGAAGGTCAGTAACTCAGGGGTGTAGTCCATCGCATTGAACGACGGCATGTGCGCATCGCAAAAGATCCGCACGCCGTCAGGGTCGTTACTGGTCAGCGCAGTGGACAGGTCAGAATCCACATGTGCCTCCACACATCCAGGGATATCGAGGATGGGAAGGGCAAGATCGATTCGAACAGGTACGTAAGGCGCATCGATCTGATGGCTGTACACCTGCATTGGCGCAGGCCTGACGACACTGAGGTTCGGAACCTTTCGTATCGACAGGTTGGGTATCTCCACAACTAATGGAGTCTGATTGCTGGTCCTGTTTCCAGCTCAATTTTCTGGAAGGGTAAAGGTTGCTCTAGATCGTTTAGTCGCTTGCCAATGCTACGAAATCGCTTGGAATAAGCCTTGTCCTCTGTTACAAATTTTTCCTCCATCAACAAGTTCAACTCACTCATCAAAAGCCGCTCTGTTGGCCCTTTACGCATGTGAACTAAAACAGTCCACACGTTCAGCGCTAAAACATTGGCGGCCAAGATAATTGTGACTATCTTCATCGTGCGCGTGCAGTTTTGAAGGGGTTCTCGGCAAATGCGGCGTAAATATATGTGTTGTTATTGCTGTTAGAGAAGCTATAAGTACTTCTTATTTTGAAGCCGTTTGATAGTGCGTCCCAGGCAGGAGTGTTGCTTTCAGCGTCAGCCGCATCAGCTTTAAGGCGATCTTCCATCTGATTGTCGACATCTCTCTTGGAATCCATAATGACCCAGTGTCCTGTACCATCAGCATTTTTCACCATTATCCAGGCAGGCCTAAACCCGGTATATACAAAAGCTCCATCGGACGAACCGTTGCCTTCATACGCACCAAACGCGCTATAGCCTTCGACAGCAGTCCAGATGTAATAAACCATGCCACCTGATTTATTAGCACCAGATCCAGTATTTGGTTTCACATAAAAATACGTTGATGTAGGCTCTTGCGATCCAAACTGATCACTTGTATTGAAACCACCACTGTCATTTAGGTTGATGTATTTCGTATATCCAAACGAACTGTGATAAGTATGCCAGCTATCAGCCGAAGCTGTACTCTTGCAAATAATCAAATCAGGTTTTTTATTTAAACCATGAACGCGTGCTTGTGTATTTGTTGGGTTAGCAACCTTAACAATAGAAAATCCAGCAGTTGTATTTGCACGATACTCACATGCAGCTCCTGGCAATCCACTGCCATTTGCATCAACAGCAACTGTTGTGTTTGACGTTCCGGCGTCCCAGCACCAATTCACATAAGACCCGGCACTGTGGTTAATAAGGTTTCCACTATGCGTGCCCTGCCCAACAGTAAAACCTGTACCTGATGTAGCGGTAATGTAACCATAGTCGGTTACAAAGTCTTCAGCTCCATTGTGATCAGAGGCAAGAAACTTACTAAAACCTCTGACAACATCAAAAACTCTGTTGTGGTGTCCAGTACTACGATTTTTATTCCAAATCAAATCTGGATTAAATGACAACCCAGAAACTGTTTGAGTGCTTTGGCCATCACCGTTATACAAAACTGTGTCAAACACCGCCGATGGGTCAGCAATCAGCGGGTCGTCGAAGTTTTGTGTGCAGAGTGCCTTGTAGCCGGTTGGTGGCTGGTAAGTAAACGATCCTCTTTGTCCAAAATTAACATTGATAATGTTTGAGGAACCGCCGTTATATGGCCCAAACATAAAGTAGTAACCACCGGAATAAGTGAGGTTACTGTGATCAGGATTGGCTCCTGTTGCAGGATTGCCCACTCCTGAGGCATTTGTCAGCCATGTACCATTTACGGCACACCAAAACTTTCCTGCATCAGCATCGAATGCTAGGGAAAATACATCACCTTCACTAATGGAACTGTTGTAATTATGAGTATTTTGGCCATTGTTTTGGGCGCGGAATCCGGAAGGCCAGGCCTTAAATCCATAATCTTCAGGGTTGTCAGTAACACCAGAGCCTACAGCAAAATTGCGATTGGTCTGGCTAACCCCCCAGGTCAAATATTCGCCTGCATTATCGGCAAGCGTAAACTCGCAATACCACTTACCAGATAACATTGCAATCGACGAAGCAATCTCTGCATACGAGCTAGTTGAGGAAGCTGTAAGATTTCCGTCAGAGATTGAGGCACGAACGGCTGCAAGAGGGTTTAATGTGCAGTAATTCCCGCCAATGTTTGCCCCTTGCTCATAATTAGTCGGGGTGTCGATCAGGCTGTCAATGATTGAACCATCAGGTACGTCAGCAAACGCAGCAAAGATATAATTTCGACCACTAAGGTTCAAAGGTTCTTGACCGTTAGATCCCTCAAACTTAAAGCCATTATCAACAAAAGAAATATGCCTTGCTGCATAAGAGCCGTCACCATTTGCAGATTCAGCTTTTAGGAATAAGTTGCGAGGGTTTGAAGTATTGCGTGCACCATCAAAGATCATCCACTCTTCCCCAGAGTTAGAAGAGCATTTGATCAGCACATACTTAGGCTTGAAGCCACAGTCAATTACTCTGTTAGTGACATTTGAATTGTCAGAATTACCCGCATAGGCGCCGAATTTAGAAAATCCGCTGACTTCGCTCCAGCAATAAGCTACATAATTATCATTTGAATAATTAACCTCATAATTATTTTTAACAGTAAAGACAGATGAGGTTGGGCTTGTATCATTAAACCATTCTTCACTGCTAGCAAGGTTGCCAGTTGTGTTTAGACGTAGCTGGTTGCCATTGGCAAATCCATTGACGCCTGAATGTCCAACAGCCCAGTTTGCAGCACGGCTTCTATTTTTGATATATATCAGGCTGGGGGCGGTGGACAAACCGTGGCCTACTGTCGCGCCAGCAGTTGAGTTTCCGGTATAGGTGACAACGGAAAAGCCATAAGTATTGTTGACCGAGACTGAACTTGTGATCGTGCCATTAGTGTTAGAAACTGACGAGCCACCTGCCTTCCAAGCCCAAGCAACATATGTATTGCCGTTTTGGTTGACCCCCACGTGGTTTTTAACAGTAAAGCCATTTGAATCAAACGACGCAAGTTTATTTGTAGCTGTACCTTCTGCATAATCGAGGTCGCTATGAATTTCTTTTGTAACTCCACGGATGCTATCCCATAGATAATGGTGCTGGTTAGCATCCCGACGCTTAATCCACAAAAAATCTGGCTGGAAACCCACATCAATTGCTCTACTATTACTTCCGTCGCCGGTCCAGGTGACCGCATTGAAACCTTGGTTAGCCGTCGAAAGACCAGGAGCATCGGCTGATAAATTACTTACCGTCCAATTATTACTTCCAGCCGCATCGTATCCAAGCGCAGCGTTGCTGCTGTTGTCGGAGAAGTCGAGGTGGAAGCCGTTTACACCTGCTGGAGCCGTACTAGAAACTAAAACTGTGCCATCAACTTCAATCGCATAAATGGCAGCAACATAGCCACTATGTTGATTCAATGAGACTGTAGATAGTGTTCCACTGCCAGACAACACCGTGTACCATTTCTTGTTGCTGCCATCCAATCCAGTGTTATCTGAAAATCCCGTAACACTTGTGCTGTTTGCTTTAATGTCAGGGTCTGTACTACGTGTATCAAGATCGCCGTAAATTCTTACGGAGCTAGAGTAAGAAATAGGATTTGCAAATGTGTAAACACTATAAGTCCCATTGGTTTCGTTTGCGATTACACTATTGTTTAAGCTTGCACTAGAGCCATAAACACCGTCAAACATTTTGTCGGTTGTATAGCCAGAGTTTTCATTAGTAATTGTTTGGCTGGAGTAATTGACACCAGCAGCACTGTTATGTGAACCGGTGTATTTAATCGGGTTCCACTCTCCAGTGTCTTGCGAAAATTCACCGAAATCAGTCGGTGCAAGTTGAAGGCCGTCAACGCTGTGAAACTCTGCTAGATAGCCGCCATAGTTGTAATAATTTCCATACGTTGTTGTGTATTCTCTGCCAATTCGTTGCTTAATTGCAGCATTCCAACCTATCGTTAAATCTTGGGCTGGATGGCTCTCGGTCGTCCAATCGGTTACTTCGACACCATTAACGTACAATTTTGCTCTGTTTGCTGCTACTGCTTGTGTCGTATCTATTGCAATAACGAAGTGGTACCAAGCGCCTACATCTCTATATTGAGCACTTGTAATGTAACTCATTACATAGGAGCCATTATATTGGTGAAAACGAAAATTATCATTGCCATCCCAATAAGCCCTAAACAAATTGGCGTAAGTATCGCCAGTCTGTACGATCATTTGGGTTGAGCTTAGCTTGCCCCTTTTGGCCCAAAAGGAAATTGTAAATGTCTTGGTGTTGCCTGCAGTGCTAGGCACTCTTGTTAATTCTGGAGTGTCAGCAGCGTTAAAACGCAAGCTGCGTTTTATAGCAAAGCCAGCGTCTTCCCCCGACGCCAACATGAATGCTTCGCCGGCACCAAGAACAGACATTTATTTGACGTCAGAAAGGGGCTTACCAATGATGATTTCAGTCGCCGACTTCACTGAGTACGGCAAGACATCGACAGCACTACCTGTGCCAGTAGTGAGACTTGGGGCTGCAGTGCTGCCACCTGCGAATTTGTAATTACTTGAGAACGTCAGCGCATTGCCACCGCCCGATGCCTGGGTCACCGTGATCAAACCGGTCTGCCCTGCCACGGCATTGCTTGGATTAGCTAGAGCTCGAGTAGAGCCGACACTCGACGTACACAGCAGCGTGAAATTATTGCCAAGCGAAAGGTCTACAACGACGCTGGCTGCGTCGGTCAGAGGGACTGGAGTGCCTCGTTGGGCTTTGGTAAATGCCTGAACGACATCAGTCTTTGCCGTATCAGCGTCATGCGCCTGGATCGATTGGCCCACCTCGGCTTGGACATAAGCCGTCGTCGCCAGCTGCGTGGTGTTGGTGCCAACAGAAGCAGTTGGCGCTGCAGGAGTTCCTGTGAATGTCGGGCTTGCGAGTGCAGCAAACGCGCTGGTATCTGGTGTAACGCTGACGAGAGCATTGCCCTCCTTCACATAGCAGCGGTTTTGATCTGTTGCATAACAGATCTCACCTTCTTGAATGTCGGCGATGCTGCTATTTAGGTTCGAGTATGTACCTCGAGCAACTCGAATAGGAGTCCTATTAGAAGGTGTTGGCATTTCTAGAACGCTCCTCCATCAATCGTGCTGGAAGTCGAAACAAGCGAACTTCCGTTGGCGAAATTACCTCCATCTACTGTAACGACTGGAGATAGATCACTCCATGCAAGAGTTCCAGATCCGTTTGTAGTTAAGGCATAACCATTTGTTCCCGCCGTAGTTGGAAACGTCAACGTATAACTTGCATTGGCTGAGTGCGGCGGGGACTTGAGCTTGATTCCGTGTGAGTTAAATTCACAGTTCAGCTGAATAGCTCCGGCGCCACGAGTGCTATTACCCCTGATGATGACATTGCCAGATCCATTGGGATCTAGATCAATATCATCATTATTCGTACTGACGATGTCCTTGCCATTGATATCTAGGTGCCCGCCTAGTTGTGGCGTCGTATCAGTTACAAGATCAGTGACAACAGAAGTCAGGTACGACGGTGAATGCCAAGCACCGGACTGATAGACCTTCAGAGTGCCAGTGCCGGTGTCAAGCCAGGCATCCTTATCCTGCGGGTTTGATGGTGCAGTACTCGAACGAGTGATACCGGTATTTTTTACACGATCAGCTCCAGCGATCTCTCGCGGATAGCCGTTGACATAAACAATTGGATTCCGTTCAGCCATTACGCAAGCTCCACTGGGGGTTCAATCATCACAACCAAATTATTTGCGTCTAATGATGTACCAACCTTGGTGACGAAGTCGCCTGATGTTGTAGTTGCAGTGCCACTGAGCTGGCCACCACTACTTGATAGCCAAAAGGGGCTGCCAGCACCGCCAAAAGCACCAGTGCTTGTCACCTTCCCTCTCAGGACAATAGTTGCGTTGCCGTTAGCACTTGCACCGGTCTTCACAATCCCAACGACAGTTGCTTTAGCCCGAGTGTCGTTATTGACGGCTTTATAGACCTTGCCATCCGTATGCAGGTAAACAGCATCGTCGAGCGCAACAGTTTCCCCGGCAGTGATAGAAAGCTCGACGGTGTCAGCACTGCCCCCACCTCCGCCGCCTCCGCCTCCTCCACCTCCGCCTCCGGAGCCGATAGCGGTTTTCAGGTCAAGCAGAGCCTTAATGACCCCGCCGGTGTTTGCAGGGTATGAAGCCACACTCCCTCCTTGAGCAACAATGCAAGCAACAATTGCAGCAATGATTCCCGAGGTATTCTCGGCATATCTTTTGCTGTAATCAGTAGCGATCGAAGGATTTAGAGGCTCTGTTGTCACGGCTTAATAATCCTTCCAGCGTTATTCTATCTATCAATTATGGGACAATTACTGGAGCTAAAGGATTTGTGGCCTGCACTGTCTCAAAGATTGGATAGTCAACTCCAGACACCGTCACAGTGTCTTGAAACTCTCCAGCAGCTGCATTGAAGATCTTTACGTTCTGAGTTCCTCGTTCGACCCACCAGTCATTATTTCTGCACCATGAAACCAACGGCTGCTCGCTGTCATTCCAGAGCATTGGCAATGAACTGGGTCTGATGTTTTCACGAACATCTCCACCTGGAAAGATCGTCAACCCAACAACCTCTGCCAACGTCATGGCATAGCGGTCGAAGCTCAGCAGCCTGTTTCGGAAGTACTCGCGGATATCTTCGTCGGTGTATTGGGTCTCAGTCACAGTCCCCAACGCTGGTGAACTGGGGTCAGACATCGTCGGGTAGTCACTCGGTTCATGCCAAGGGATTCCGCACTGCCAACGCAATGCATGAATGTGCTTGCACTCCTTGCGCTCCTCAATACGCTCCGAAAGCGAACGCCACTGCCGGTAATAGCCAACGCCCTCTCGCTCCCATGCAGAGTTCACTGACCGATTGGCGTTCGGCAGTGGAAACGTATCCAGGGTGTAGGCCTTGCCATCAGGCTTGTCGAGGTTTGCCAGAGCACCGCCCAGGTGATCAGGGCAGCAGCAGAAGAACTTGAACGACGAGCACAAATGCCTCGAACCACCCGTGTTCCAGATCGCTGGGTCGTCCTTGTCGTACTTGACCTTGTCCCAGTAGATACGCCCGTTCTTTTCGATGCGCGTGTAAGCCTTCGACAATGCAAAGGTCAACGTCAATGCTCCTGGGTTCACGGCGATCAACGTCAAGGCAATGCTGCCCGCTGGTTTGCTGATCAAGTCATCGGGATAAGTGGTGCCCGAGGCCGTGTCCTCAAACTGGTCCCCAATAAAGTTGCCAAAGACCGCAACCTGCAAAGACGACAGGATTCCGTTGACGTCGTAGGTCAGCGTGTGGTCAGCCTCATCAGCAGGAGACGTATTGAGCGTTAAGTCGCTGAGCTGAATTGGCTGCGGAAGAATAATGCTCCCGCGCGTTCGAATGCCCGTATACCAAGCCTTTTCAGGGCTCGTCTTGCTTGGGAACAGAGTGACGATATCCCTGGATAGACCGTTCACAGCACCGGGAACGAACCTGGCAAGGCTCAGAATCTGGTAGTCACCCCAAGTTCGACCACTACCGAAGTAGTAGTCCATGCCTAGTTTCCAGCGTTTGAAGTCCGAGTCTCTGTTGTAGGACTCAAGAATCGACGGGAACTTGACTGTGCCGTACTCGCCAAGCCCCTTACCTTTAGTCGGATACAAGCCAGCGGCCTTTGGGGGCAGGCTCCGCTTGACTGATCCGAGACCAAAGCCTCGGTCCATCCGACCAAGGCCTTTAGCCATCAGCCGAATCGAGAGGCGTAATAGTTGCTTGCTCCTCCGCCAGCCAGTGGTGACCTGCCGCCACCGCCACCGCCACCGCCGCTAGGACGCCGCGTCCGCAAGTTGTTGATCAGCTGCACAACAGGGCCGCTGCGATCAAGAACACTGTCAGTCGCATTGACTTCAGGACGGACGTCCATGACAGGACCCTTTTCCTGGCGCGAAGCAGTGGTCTGCCCAGAAGCAAGTCCAACAGCACCCGTGGGTCGAGCAGTGGCTGAAGCAGTTGAACCAGCGCGCAAGCCTGCCAGCTGCTCAGCCGCTTCTGCTCTTGCTTGAGCGTTTAGCTGTTGAAGAAAGTCTTGCTCTTGTGCCTCAAGCCTTTCCTGTGCCTTGGTCCTGTCGTCAGCACGGCCCTGCACTTCGGTGTCGTAAAGACCCTTGTACTTGGCGATGCCTTCTTCCATTTCAGTCTTGAAACGGGAGAGCTGGCCCTCGTACTCGCTCCTGATTCCACCGATTGAATCTTGCAGTCCACGGATCTGGTCTTGATAACCCGAGATCTGGCTGTCGTATTGACCCCTTAGATCGTTGTAATCTCGCTCAAATCGATCTGCTCGATCATTCGCAGCGGTCGTAGCTTCATCGATGCTGCTTTGGACGTTGCTTTTGTACTCATCTGAGCCATACATTTCATTGCGGATTTCCGCAATGTCTCTGCCCTCATTGAGCTGATTGATGTAGTGCTGCTGACCGCCTGCGTCAGGATCCCTGCCTAAAACGTCTTGGTAAGCGCTTTGTACCTGGTTCTCTCGAGCCCTCGCGACTACTCGCTTCCTCTCTTTCTTGGAGTTAAAGTTTTTAATTCCAAGATCTTGGGCGATCCTTCTGATCTCATCGCCACTGAGGCCAGTTGCCTCCTTGGCTTCTCTGACTCTTTTGCTACTCCACTCGAAGCCCATTAGAAGAATCCTCCTTGAGCGAATACGTTGACCCGACTAGCGGCAGAAGGTGCTGTGATTGCAGCGCTGGTTCCTACAAATAAAGTCGCTCCAGAAGGAACGTAAATTCCGGTATTTTTCTTGTCAGCTTCGTTGGGGTAAGTATTGACCGTAGCTGCAGGAGAAGCCAGGTTTGGTACCGGAACAGAAAGTGCCGGCAGTGTCATGTTTATCCGACCCCCAATAGCCGAGCTGACAGTCCCGCTTGCTACCGCCAAAGTGTTTGTAGCAGTAACCCCAGCAGCACTTGTAGCGACACTAAGGAATGCGATGACCTCGACGGCGGTCATGCTCGCTTGAGTGGAAAACAGCGAGATACTGTCGATGACTGCACCGTCGTTCGTGCTGCAATCAACCAACAGTGTCAAGCTGGCGTTAGGAGTATTAAAGTTACTCGCGGTCGTCAGACCCGCAGATGCACCAAGTGATGCAAAAGAATGCAACGGCCGGTCAACCAGCAGTGGCATCTTATTGGAGCTAGTAGTTGCCAATGCCTTACCTCAATTGAATTAATTTTATCTAATCCCTAATTACTCTTTAGGGACATTACGTTGAGGACCAGAACCCATTGGACCGATGCCGGTGCTCATGCCCATCGGGGGTGCTATGGGAGACATAAAGCCAATGTTGTTGGCCTGAACATCAGCATTAGGCCGCACTGCTGAACCTTGCAATGCTGATCCCTGCTGATCCGGAGTGGCGACCTTGGGCAGGGTGGGATCATTTACCCGCACCTCGAGGCCATACATACCGCGGTGGACAACCTTGTCGCCATCAGTAAATGACTCAACGTTGTCCGGGTTGTTTGGCATATAACCGCTCTTCGCGGCCATAGTGCGCTCAAAGTTCTGAACGTCTTTCTTAGGCCGAGGACGAAGGTTTTTGTGTTGTCCAAGAGGAATAAATCCAGCCGAACGTCCACGAGGTTGATTCTTAAAAGTCATCGGTCGTATGAAAATCCTTTGTTTGTTCCTTTAATTGACTCTAAACGCTGCCTCAGGCGCGTGAGTTGCTCCTCACCCAGAACATCTTTGCCATAGGTGGACTCAATACCAAGAAGATCAAATAATGGCTTATTCGCATCTGCGAATGGAGAGGACATCATGCGAGGCTTCTCAGCGTTGACGTCCGGCTGATCGGCAAGACCAGTGAGATCTGTCTTCAGGCTCTGGGTAGGGGTGGCGTCCTTATGGACCTGGTAAGCATTGTCCTGGTTATAAGTCCGCATTACAGCGGCTTTATTCATGTCAATGCTCATATCCATGCCACCCTCTCCGTCTCCGAATGATTCGGTTGATGGAGATGTTCTCAAGCTTTGCTCATCACCTTTACTGATCACCTCGAGAGGGACATTCTTGTTGAATTCCCTGAAAGCGACGTCAGGGTTTTGATCAACAAACATCTGTGCTGCTTTTTCGCCGCCAAACTGTGAGTTCGCAAATGCGTCTTGCTGCGCGAAATATTTGACCATTTCTTGCTTCATCGTCTCGTCTTGCCCAGCAGCTCTTTGTGCCTGGTAAAACTTGACAAGGTCTTCGGGCGTCTTGCCCTGAGCCCCTTCCCTAATGGCCAGGCCCATGTCGAAGCCGCCGTACTGCTGAGCCATGCGTTGAACTTCTGAATCGCGAGCATGCTCTGCAGGACTGACCAGCGGCTCAGTCCCGGTAGCAGTCGTGCCCCGATTGGCTCGGTAATTAGCGAATGCCTTGTCAAAAATCCCTTGCTGGATCTTTTTGCTAGCTGGGTCTGTAGGCATCTCAGAGCCAACTAATCCCAACGGAGACGTGTCCTGCTGACCACGGAGTGTGGTGGTGTTGGCTCCACTACGGTCTTGTTCTTGCTGTCTGCGCGCATTTGCTTTTTGCTCGCCAGTCGCGAAATGTTGAGTGGCCTGACTCTTCAGGTGCTGACCAAGAAAGTTGCTAAGTTGGCTTGCCTTGTCCATTGCAAAGCCTGCTCCATCAAAGCCATAGCCACCGTCAGGATGTGAGTACTTCTCAGCCATGCTTACCTCCAATTAACTGAACCTGTGGCCTGGGCAATGCGTGTGCCGACAGCTGTATCCGCGGGACCCGGGACAGCCATGATGAATTCGACGCCAGAGCGTTCGAAGGCATAACGCCTTACGTCTTCGCGCCTGTAGTTAGCGACGTACAGGGTCTCAGCGAGTCGATCCACCTCACGCAGGTAGATCTCCCTGTAGTCCTTGTCAGCCTTAAGCGGATCCGACTGGAAGATTGCTCGATCCGTGTCGCCAGTGATCCGCTCAATCCGACTCGGCTGCGGCTGGGTTTCGCTTTTGAAGATCTGCGAGACGCGATATGCCTTATCGCAACGAGCTAAATGCTCCTGTACTTGAGAGAAGAAATAGCTGTCTGGGATCTTCGCCATTGCCTCTTCAAGTCGGGCAATGTCACCAGCCGGTAGGTTCGCTCCAACGTTATATCCGAGGTGGAACCTACAACGGCTCTTGTCGTAGTCGTTTAGTTCCACTAACGATAAAGCGACCTATCGTAATTCTATAATTATCAGCCGATATAAATCAGATCTTCTGCAATGATCTGATCCCAGTCAACGCGGCCAACTTTCCGCAGCTGATCGAGATTGTTGAAGCGCTCGCCAGGCAGGCTCATGCGTAGTTCAACAATCTTTTTGGCAGTTGCGTAGCCAATCCCCTTGATGGACTTAGCAATACCTTCTGCAGTCGCTGCGTTCAGGTTCAGGCGAGTGTCAACAGGGATGGCATTTTCAGGAATCTTGTTCTCGTCCTTTTCGGGCTCAGCAGTCTGAGGTTCGGGCACGTCGCCAGTGCGTCCTTTGCCAGGCTCGTATGAAACGAGGTCTACGAGAGGAACATACGCAACAGAACCATTCTGGTTCTTGATCATTGCGAAGTCCTTGTCGTGGTATCCAACGAACTCGACAATCTGTCCGTTCTTGGTGTTCTGATATAGCGACATGAGAGACAAAAAAAGAGGGCGTCATCTTCCCTGACGCCCTCATCATAGTGATTAAATCGCTGTTATCAGGACTCAGTCACGTAGGGCAGGTGGATGTCATCCAGGCCTGCAGCTTCATCGTCGATGTAATAGCAAACTTCAACGATGATGGGAGTACCGCCAGCAGTGGTGGAGGTAAGAGTGGCACCAGCAGAGGTACCGTTTGAGGTGGTCACAAACACCTTGAGGGTCTCAGCACCTGCCAGGGCGACAGGGGTGATAACGCTCTTGGTGGTAGCGACGGGAGCAACGGTGGTGGAAGCCACGGCCACATCAGCACTGTTGGTAGCCAAAGTGTTGGTGGTCAGCACGTTGTCGTTAGCCAAAGCATCGGCAACTTTGATGCGGTTGGTGTTGGTACCAACGAGACCAGAAGAAGCGGTGCCTGAGCCGACGTCCTTGCGCATGTCGGGGACACGCAGGGACAGGCTGTAAACCTTGGCGCCAGCAGGGACGACGAGGCTTGCAATGTCAGCACGGGGCTTGTCATCGCCGCGGAGGTCGGGGCTGCCGATCTTCACGTCGAAGGAAGTACCACCAGTGGAATCCACCAGTGCATAACCCACCTGTTGGTAGTACACGCGGCCAGGGATGGCAGCGACGCCTTGGGTCTGGTAGCTACTCAGGTGGGTGACGTAGTTACCGGGATAGATCTTCTTCGCCATAGTTATTTACCTCCTATCAATAGACGAAGGAATAGGCGACGGAGACGAAGTCCTTATTCAGGATTTCGAAGCCGGCGAAGAGGCTCCAGATCATGATGATGAAACGACTGAAGTCGTCGTTGTTGTTCAACAGGATCTGAGCGTTGTTGCCACCAATGCCGACGCCAACAGCCTGAGGGCCGAAGAACAACATGGGGGCAGCAGTTGTTACTGCGCCTGAAATAGAGGCGTCAGTGATGGTTGCAGTGAAGGACTTCTCGGGTAGATTGGTTGACTCGAACCAACGCACACCCTCGAAGAGGAATCCCGTGGGCATTACGGGCTGTCCAGCCACGAAGCCTGCTTGGCCGTAAGCGGGACCCATGCCATGGAAGAAGTTGGCGTTGGGGGCCTGCTCGGGCTGCAGGGGATTCATCATGCCGTTGCCAGCATACCGCGCGATCTCCCTAAAGGCATCGTTTTGCCTCAAGTGCATCATTGCCGTGGGATCGGCAATACAGCGGTAGTAGCCGTCAGCGAAGGTGGGGACGTTGCGCTTGCGCATGTCCTTGACCACCTGCAGCAGGTCGGTCTTGACGTCAAATTTAGCAGACTCACCGGAGGCATAGGTTGCAACGGTGGTGCCGGTGCGGGTCTTGCCGAGGGGGAAGTAGTAACCGCCCTGAGAGTCAGAAGCCTGGCCGTTGGCATCAGCTTTGAACAGTTCGTCGGCAAACACCCGATCGCGCCAACGACGGTAGTCGTCGAGCAGAGTCAGAGAACCGATGGACTGGTGGAAAACGTTCAGGTTTCCGGTGTCCAGCAGCAGACGCTGAGCGGTCAGCAGGGTTTCACGAGCCACCTTGAAGGTGGATGGAGCGGCGGTGTCAGACGGATCTGCAGGACCGGTGTACTCCTTAAGGTTCACAAGAACCTTATCTTTAGTGATATTGCGGCTAGACGCAGTACCAAGAGTTTGATCAGCCGTGCGCTCTCGAGAATCCTTAGTACCAGGATTACCCCAGAAGCGATACAAGTGTTATCCCAAGAGCTCTTTATCTCTTGGTTCTGCATCTTTGCCATTGATGCAGGTCAGACTATATCACCACCTCAATAATTAGATATTGAAGTGTTCCGCGCTCGTGGATCCATTACTGAGTTTCCTCTCGGGATCTAGTCGTTGCACCTTCCAGGCTGTAGGCCTGGCTTGGCTCAGGATTGCCCAATTGATTGGAGGGTTTCCCTGAATTCACGGAATTTAGAGACCGCTATCGAGTCAACGGTCCAGCTGAACAGTTTGGCCGGGTTGCTTAGCGAAATCGTGAACAACCACGGGCTCTACAGCCATCTCGATGATGTATCCCGGGTGGGGACGGTAGAGCTCAGCACCTAGCAGCTTCGGAAAATCATTGTCAATCCACATGGGAAGACGATCCTCTAGCTGTAAGAACGATCGAGCGCGCATTTCGCGCTCATGAAACTACTATAGGTGTAATTCATAGGGCGAAACTTTTGGATTCCGCTGACGTTCGCGGATTGCTCGGGTTATTACTCGCAGATGGAAGTCTTGTCCCATATCGCACTGTTGGCGGGGGATATATCCAGCTGACATTGACAGCGGGGGCAGCTGAATCTGCATTTCTCGAAGAAAAGGTGGCTGAATTCCGCCATTTCATCCCGACAAACGCGAATATTGTTCACTATGAGACTCCGAAGCGGGCAAATGGCAGATCAACCTCTGCATTGCGCTTCAGAGTGTCGACTGACAAGTTGAGACCCGTATATAACCTCTTATATCCGCATGGTGAGCGTGAAATCACGCAAACATCGCTGGATTTACTAGGTGCCAAAGCTCTTGCTTGGTGTTGGGCCGAGGGATCACGAGCTCTTAAGGACGGATCTGTCCAATTAGCCCGGGTCGGCGCCACGATCCAAGAAGCACGGCTGATGTCGTCCTGGGTTGAGGTGCTTACCGGGGCGATATCCACAATCGACGAGAAACGAGTCAAGCCACGCCTCACATTTACGCCAGATCAAGCAGCGAAGGTCCGCAAAGGCCTGGTCGACTACGCACCGAAGTCTCGAGTTCACCTATTCCAAGAGGAGCAGTGGGATGTCAGCAAAATTCGTGGCGCGCGCACTGAGCTTCACCTTGGGAAAAGGCGTGGTCGCCCTAAAGGGAGCAAGAAAGCGCCCGTGGCTGGAGATTGTTCGTCCTGAAACCCAGCGGACCTACCTCGATCACCAGTTGCGAAGCCTGCGAAAGCTGCATGACGGCCCCATTGACGCTGTATGGGACATCATTCCCACCAATGGCTTTTACGACAAAGAGCGATTACGCCTTCATGGCGAGGGTATGTGGCGGGTGCACGAGCTCAGGTGCCCCCACGACGAGCCATTGATAACGAGAGAAGCACTCGACGTGTGCGGAATCCAGGGTGTCGCTGCACTCTGGGTTGATCAAGGGCGGTTCGTCGGTAAATACGGAAAGATTGGCGGGAGGTTCAAAGCGAATGAGCTGGTCACCATTGCCGAATGGCTGACCGACATGGGCTTCGACTCCTCCTGCCATGGGAACGGAGATCGTTTCTTCGAGGTGTGCATCAAGCACTACGCCATTAAGAACTTGATCAACGAGATTCGCCCCCATATTCACGTCTCCATGAAGAACAAACTTTGCAAATACCGATTTAAGATGTGAATGGCCCCGAAGAAGAACTACGTCAGGGGCATATTCCCCAGGAGTCCAAGTTTTTGTAGTTTCCTTGGACTGGAAAGTGATCCGCTGTGCGTCTGATCAACGTGCAGCGGCGCCTGGCAATGCAATTTTGTATAGCATATTTAAGGCATAGGACATTATATGGATCATTCAAACTCGGACGAAAAAGAATGCACTGGAGCTTGTAAGCGGCATTGCCCGCCCAAGGCTTCAGCACAAACCGAACCTTCTGGTTTGCGACGCAAGTTCCTCGAGTATTGCGATGCCAATCCAGATGCCAGCGAATGCCGTATGTATGAGTGCTAATGACACTCCAGCAGTCACCCGAAATTCAACGTCTCAAAAGTCTTCAAGGTGGCAGTAGTAGCACGGCGCCATCGTTCATTCGCTCTGAGTACAACCAAAACAGCAGCCTCTCCTCAGCTACTGACCTGGGTACTGTCAGAAATCTGACCAGGATATTCACCGGGGATATCGGATCCGAAACAGGTCGAAATACCTTGTACTACAAGGTCGAGACAACCGACCCTTCGGATGTCCGCATTTTCAAGAACTTCGTCAATACACGGACCGATAAAGATATCGCTGTCGGCCTGCTCGACACCAATCGCCACCAGATAATCCTGGACAGCGATGGCTTTGGCCAGATCAACGAAGTACACAACACACCTGAGCTTGAAACTCTTCGAAAGCTTCCAAAAGGCGTTTACTACTTCACAGTCTCCAGCAGCCAGTGGCAATCTGCCCCCTTCAGCATCACCCTGCAGGTCATCCGGTCCCGTGAACTCTCCGGGAGCGCGGGTGGTACTACATCACCGACTTTGCGCTTGGCCCTCGTCAAGCTCTTTGGCGCAGCTGGAGGCGATGGATCACCAGAAGCAACAATCACTCCCAAAGACAAGATCAAGTTGCTCGGTGGTAGTACGAGTGGAACGGCAGCTCCAACCCTCTCGCTGACAATTATGGAGGGAACAATTCTTGGAACGATGGTTCCATATGGTCGCCTCAAGCATACATACCGGATCACTGGTACCGCATCCGGTACATCATCCAATAGCGCTACGCTTACAGTTACAACTCCGGGTGGCGGTTACTAATCTGGGAGGAATTAGTTACTGCTGGAGTTGCCAAAATAGATATGTAGACACGGCTGCAGCATGGCGTTTTCGCAGTATTTTGCTACTCAAATCCTGAGCTGGGTAAAGAGCAGCGCATTTCCATCGGCTCCGACGAATGTGTACGTGACGCTTCATACCGGGGACCCTGGTACTGCGGGCACCGCTAACGACGTCTCAGCAACTATTACCGGCTCGAGCAACCGTACCCAAGTTGCAAGCTCTGCATTCAGCAATGTTGGCGCAGCTTCAGGCGGTGGCTTTGAAATCACCAATACTGGTGTTGTTCAGATCACCACCAATGCGCAAAACAGCACTGGTCAGAACCTGACTCACTTCGGTATTTGGGACGCGCAGACCAGCGGTAACTTCCTGGCATCTGGCTCCCTCACTTCAAATGTTGACGTTCAGCAGGGTGACACCGTGCAGTTCAACATCGGCGCAATGGCTATCAAGGTCGTCTGATGCTTTATAAAAAGTCCCAGGTCAAGGCAACATCCCCTCGCAAGAAAACTCGCCAGGGACAAGGCACAAATTCCAAGCCCAATCATGGGCGTAAGCAATCTCGCGGCCAAGGTCGTTAATTCCTCCTAGATTGCAGAAAAAGGCATGCTGTCGACTAAATATCGCCTTCGCCTTGAGTTCATCTGTCAACGAATTGCATCCGGTCAGGAAGTACAACTGGATGACATGATCTGGGCTAACAAGCTCGCCAAAGCCAACCGAAGTGCCGCAGAGATGCTTCGGAAGGCTCGGCGTGTTGCGGCAAACCCCGACATGGTCGAAGGAAGCCTCGACGACTTCATGAACCAGATGGACCTCGGCGACCCCGATCCGTCAAATCACATCGTGGACGGATTCAACTCAGTAGAAGAAATTGCATCCTGGTTCTCCCAGGAGAAAACAGACGACTGGCGTCAACGCGACTAATACGACCAGCACTTGGCAGGACGAACTTCGGGGCGATTCGTGAAATGCCCCTGGTCCCTCGTGTCGATATGAATGAAGCCTTGCTTACGGCCATCGCCCAGTCCGCCGCACCAGCGAGGTTTCAGCCATTTGTAGAACTTGTCCATCTCTCCATTCATTGGATAGATGTCCAGAGCCATACCCTTGGTGTGCAGGGAGTTCTTGACGCCTCCAACTTGGGTGTTGATTGGCTCAGGCCTGTAGCCACTGGCAACTCCAACGGAATCTCCCCATGCAATACGGAGACGATCGAACTCCTCGCAGAGCTTGATCAGCTCATTCTCCTCAGCGCTTCCTGAACGGGGTCGACGTCGAGCGTCGTACTGCAACACCTCGCCAACGGTGATGTACATGCCGATGTACGAGCCAAAGTCATTCCAATCAATCCCTGAAGAGGTCTGTACGGCCCTGAGGGACTCATTGACGCTCTTGGGTAGCCAATGAGGCAGGTAGATCGCCCAGCGCTCTCCAGAGCCACGCAGGGTCACCCATGCATGGCTGCTGCAGGGGATCTCCTCAAGGTGGGCTACTTCAATCACGTCTCCGTGATCCATGCCCTGCTTCCCGTCACTTGACAGGTAAATATTCTCAATGGCTGCCTTCTTCAGAAAGGTGCCTTGAGCTGCTACGAATTCAATTGCGTCGTTTTGCTCCATGTCCCATACATCGGCTTCATGACGACGGCGCCTTACAAGACCAAGGAGTTTTTCATTCCCAGCACGAACATGCTTGTTTAGGGCCTTGCGCATGTCCCGATAAATGCCGGGGTCCATGGCTCCATCTTTTAGGACTCTGCTGACATCTTCAAAGCCCATCTCATCGTAGAAGTTCGCTCCTACGCTCCAAGCAAAACTCATGAGCACTGCTTGTCTTGCTGCGCTAAGCGTTTCCCAGCCAGGCAAAACCTCCAGCTCCGGCAGGTGCTCAGTCCTTAAGCATTCACGCAAATATCCCTTGCACACCGATTCGGTGCAAACATCACCCATGCGTACGGGGATGCCGCTCGGGTATTTCGTTATCCCAGAGCAAATAGTTGGGACGCCTGTCGGGTCTAAGTAAGCCTTGTGCTCTTCACCCTCGAAGCTTTCAATCAGCTCACACGCCAGGTCGAGAGCCGTCTGATTGCTCGCCATACACTCCTGCAAACCTTATGGATTGCTGCGCTTCTGGTTCCTTGCCGCTGAGCATTTGCATTGCATAGTGCTCTGCATCTTTATTGCTCATGCCTTTGGATCTCAAAAGCGCAAACAGTTCCATAAATTTATCCAAATCACCAGTATTTGTGTCTTCTTCGAAGAGGTCCGAAAACGCAGATTTGACGTCTTTACCGCCAGCTAAGCGCATCAGATCGAGTGATTCGATACACAAATACTAATGATTTCTTAGCCTCAGAGGCTTTCAACCAAGGTCTGCAGTGCTTGCGGGTCGATCTGTTGCAATGCTTCAGCACCCTGATTGCCAGTGGTGGCATTTTTCAATGCAGCGATACGTGCATTAGCGAAATCGCTTGCTGCAGAAGTCTGCTGTGCGGCGGCGTTTTGCAGCTCGTCCATGGCTCGATCATTTTGAGCAACCATCTGCGCTCCCTGGGCCTCAGCCATGGCTTGATCCCTGGTAGCCATTTGCTGCATTGATTGATTGATTTGATACCCATCGTTGCCGACGGTATTCATCGTCATCGCCGAGCGATTCATTGGGGGCATATTCATAGAAAAAGGCCCCGGGTTACGGGGCCACGAATAGATCAGCCTTCAGAGACGAGGACCTTGCTGCGCAGAGCATCAGGGCCGGCCTGGCTCAGAATCTGCCAAGCAGTAGAGGGGTTCTTCTCGCTGATGGCAGCGAAGTTGGCCCAGAAGTCATCAGAGCCAGCAGAGGCCTGAGTGCCAGGAGTCGGGATGTCCATCTGGGGACGCTCGAACTGAGGAGCGGCCTGCTGTTGCTGAGACTGGAAACGAGTGTCGCTTGCAGCAACTTCAGCAGCGAGACGGTCTTCAGCGGTCTCCACGGGATAAGGACCCTGAGGACCGAAGAAGTCGTTGACGTACTCAGAGAGCAAGTCAGGGTCAGTCATCATCGTGTGATAAGCCGCATTGTCTTCAGCAGCTGCGGTGATGACACCCTTAGCCGTCTCCATGTTGGAGACAAGCTCTTCGACCTTGGCGATCTGCTCAGCGGTTGCCTCGGCCTGAGCGATGAGGGCGTCCTCAACGGTGCAGGCATAGCGGTTCAGCAGAGCAGGGGCCTCAGCTCCGAAGTGGTTCAGAACTTCAAGACTTTCTGCGCTGACGCTTGCGAGATACTCGTCGTTCGCGAGATTGCTTTGTTGACTCTCGGCGTTGCTGTAGCTCTGCGCCGGTGCCTGAATCTCCTGGGAATAGGCCTGCGTTTGTTGGGGCAGATAGGTCTGCATCCCCGAAGTCGAAGGCGCGCTCTGATAGCTCACCGGTGACGGGGAGCTGGGAGCCTGCGGATAAGCCGCGGTCGGTGCCTGTTGGGTCGTCCCGTAGGAGGGCACCTGGGCTTGGGAGCTCTGCTGAGAGCTCAGGCTGGCGCTGAGGCGATTGAACGCCTCCTGCCATGGGTTGACCTGGGGTTCCGCCTGGGGTTGATACGCCTGCGGAGCCTGGTCCACCGGCTGTTGCACCGAAGGAGTCGGGCTCGAAACTTGGGCGGTCTGGGCCGGTGCTGATTGGTAAGCCTGCGTCGGCGCGGGCGCGCTCGATGGAATTGAGGGCTGCGGGGTCACCGCTGCCTGTGGAGTCTGAATACTGTCCTGCATAAGTCAGTTCTCGTTTCAAGAAGTCGAGAGCTCGGTAGACGTATGGCGTCAAATCGAGCTTTGGATCAGCAAGCAGAGGTAGATCTGGTGCTTGCGGATGCGGAACCTGCCGCATGTTTTCAATGAGCGACAGGAAGGAGCCAATACTTTGTTGAGTGGCTTGGGCCATTCGGAATGGATAGCCACTTAACATTGCGCTTCTCTCTTCATCGGTTTTATCCGGGAAGAGATACCTCAGAGCTTCGATGGAGTTAACTCCAAGCTCTTGGAGGTTTCTAACAACAATGCTTGAGTTCAGTATATCTTCTGTGCCGTCTTCGAACACAGGTCCTTTCCAACGCCATTCAACCTTGCGGTTGCCATCTGGAATCAATCCAACAACACCTTGCGGCAGTTGCTCCATTTGAACTGCTTCACGAATCGAAGCATCAAGTGTTGCTTTGTAGTCCTGTTCGATCGCAGCAAACTCATCGACAGCTGCGGCGAAATCTTCTTCGGTTTCAAAGTCTTCGCGAATCGGAGGTACGGGCTTCTCTAGTCCGATTGCAGCACTGAATGAATCACGGAAAATCTTCTCTTCGTGGAAGATGATCAGCGAGAACAGCTTGCACAATCCATAAGTCAGCAAGCCACGGCAACGACGTGAGGCAGTGGTTGCAGCACGGCCATAAAGGGACTTGATTTCATAGGCCGTTGCACCAGAGCTGATGCCCAGCTCGTCCACACCGCCCAGTGCAGTCCGTAGTTCTTCGCGGTACTGACGCTGGTACAGGTTCTGGTCACCGGAGACAGCATCCGGCGTCAGGAACATTGCCCGGTCAGTGGGCTCGATATTCGCAATGATCTTGGGCAGTCTTCCGCCAGCCGCAGAGCCGCTACCCGTGGGCTGAGAGACCCGTGTAGATGGCCGATTCGCAGAGTAGAAACCAGCTTGCGAGCTGATCGTGGGGCGCATCCCCTCGGAATCCCCAGACTCGATCAGGTCGTGCTTCGGACGACTCGAAACCAGCGTGGGGTTTCCGAAGAAATGGATGTTGGTGCGGATGTTCTTGACCAGATCGTCATGGACGACGATGTGCTCTGCCAGCCAATCGAAGTCGCCCGTGGCATCCATGCCCGTGGAGCGCATCGTGCTGTACGCCTCGACAGCAGGGATGAAGCCCAGCGAGTTGGTCAGCGTGCGGGTCTGACCGGGCCTGTAATTCAGGACGCTGGAGTTCGAGTCGAAACTGGGCTTCTCGCTATTGATCGTCTCTTTGATCTCGTCCCTCTTGACCGAGAGCTTCACGTAGCGCTGGCTGCCTTCGTCTTGCCCAGGCAGGGTCAGAGGTCCAAGCCCTGAGCGCACATTGAACGAGTAGATCAGCTCGACCTCCTCGAGCTCACCCTGGGCGTCGTAGTAAGCCCTGTAGTTGTCCTTGCTGAACCACATCAGCCGGTAGGTGTCCTTAACCGGCCGGAAGTAGAACAGACCCTTTCCATCAATCAGGAAGTCATCAATGATGCCTTCCATCCGCATATCAATTTCGTTCTCCTCCACTAACTGGGAGATGAACTGTTTGCGGAAGCCAAACGTATCTTGCGCCGGATAAAACTCCAGTCCCTGGCGCAGCATGAACAGCCGCATTTGAGCCAGGTGACTGTTCACGATCATCGTGTCAGTCCCACTCGCGCCGTCACGCTTTCGCGCAGCTTCGAGAATGCGGCGGAAGCGCTCGGATTTAGGCTGGTTCATACCTTTATGTTAATCCCATGAAATTTGTGCGCCCCCACGGCGCATCAATCCCTGAACAACAATATTCAGTGAATCGGCACAATCATCGTGAGGTGAATGCCCGAAGTTGACCACTTCATCAATCATGCAACGGAAGTCGCGGTACTTGTTGAAGATGATCTTCTTGCCTTGGAACAATCCGATAATTCCACGAAGTCGAGCGAGCTTGTCTCCGCGAAATCCTTTAACTGGACTGATACTTAGATTGTAGAGCTGCCACTCATTGAACAGAACTCGCTTCAAATCACCCTCGAAGCTCTTCTGATACGCCACAACTTCTGGCCAGATCACGACAGGTGAATCCGTCATGAAGTACTGACCCTCGTCATTCACGGCGAGCAAGTTCCATTCGTGGAGCAGCTCGCACAAGGCCTCGACCTTCTCAATGTTGCCCATCGAGCGCATGCGCCTGTAGTCAATGATGTAGACCTTGTCGCCTACACGGCCCGCAAGCGTGAACACCGTCCAGTCGTTCCGCTCGCTCATGCCAGCAGACAAGTCGATGCCGACGCCGATCATGTCGTAGGTGTCAGGCACCTCACCCTTGACGAACAGATCAGGCGAGATCCCTAGCTCCGTCGTTCGCACGGGCTGATTCAGGTACTGATACGAGAACGCCGCACGGTCCTCGCTCTGGAGCTTCAGCAGGTATTTGACTGACCACATCGAGGGCCAGTAGCTCTTGGGCACTCCCTCATCGCTGTAGCTCAGAGCCTGCTGCGTAATGACCTTCCATCCCTTCTTCTCGCAGAAGGTCGTAGTGAACAGGTCGTCGAAATGGAATCGGGTTCCAAGGGCAATGGCTCGAGCCCCCTGGAACATGGTGGGAACGATGACGTTGTTCCAGTTCGTCTCCATCTCCCGGCGGATGTCCGGGTTGGCAATAGCAGCAGCACTCTTGATCGCGTCATCAACGATGATCAGCGAACTCCGCTTGGAGGTGATCGTGCCCTTCAGGCCTGCGCAAGCCACCGTGAAGGCGTCCTCACCCCTGACGTCGATCTCCGCAAAGTCGAAGTCGATGGACCAGAGCTCATCGCTCGTGCGGGCCTTCGATAAACGAACTGTCGGAAAAATTTCCTGATATTCCTTGTTGCTTATCAGGTTCTTGATCGCAGCACTCTTGTTCCGTGCCACGTCGACGTTATACGAAACGTACAACGTTCTCAGTAGTTTCTTGGCTATGGCATGCCTACCGATCAGCCAGGCGACCAGCATGCCAATCACTGTTGACTTGGCTGATCCCCGCGGACTCAGCAGGCAAGTATTTGGTCCTGCAATATCGAGCAGGTGCTCATTGCTTTGTCCGGTCAGAAAGGCGCTGTGCCAATCCTTCATATGACGAGCTGGGGCTTTACCCATCAGCTCGCAGAAGTAAGAGAAGTTTTCTCGTGCTTTTAATACGTGAGGAGGAGTTACCTCGACCTCAGGTTGTTTTTGAATTGACTTAGCGGCAAGCTGCGCACTTCTACGACGAGCGAGCGCAATCGAGGCGTTTGACATATTCCCACTGTAGTGAGAAAAACAGGCTCCCCTAGGCTTTTGCCGTTTTTAGGTATCAGAAATTTTTTGGCTATTTCTCGTCAGTTAATGCAGCCCACACGCTCTCATAAGCCAAGTCCAATGCTTCGGTCACATCGTCATTGCCTTTGAAGATTGCACGCAGCTCACGCATCACCTTGTCAGCACCAGACAAGATCAATCCACGGCGATCGAAGTTCTTGGTCATCTTGTCGACTTCCACGACATGACCACGAAGCTCCTTCGACAAGTGAGCAATCCTCGTCGCAGCAGCATCAGGCTTTACGAGGTCAGCGTGCACCTGTTGCCGCAAGAAGTCGATGTCAGCCTCGAGCTTCACGATCTCAGCGAGCATCAGTTGTCGCTTGTTCAGCTTCGGGTAGTGCTTGCCAACCCACTCAGCAAGTGCCGTAAAGCTGCCCTGATAGCCCAGTACCGAGGCGTACAACCAAATCTCGTAGATCGAGTAGGTCAGCTCAGCGTAGGTCATGAAGCCTTCCCGGTGCCCGTTATCCAGAGCAGCCAGGAAGGTCGTGACCTGTTCAGTTTTGCTTTCAACCATTAACCGAAGAATCGGGCACCGCCACGTCGAACTGCACCACGAGCATCAGCCCGCAATCTCAATTGCGCCCCAGTCCGTTCACGAATACCCATTCGTTCTTGACGACCCTGTTCCCCGAGTGTCAATCGATTTTCGGAACCCTGCTCGCGGATGCCTTTGCGTTGTTCGTCACCAGCAACTCGGAGACCTTCCTGCTGCAACTTGCCCTGCTTATCCATTAGGCCACCAGTAATGGCGCCTTCTTGTGCCATGAGCTTGGAAGTATTGGCAGTACGCAAGTTCTCGAGATTGCCCTGGTAGCGACCCATGCTTTCGTACATGGCGTCGTTGTACTGAATCGCAAGTCCAGTGTTCGCCTGGGTTCTTGCGATATCTCCGAAGGTGCCAGCGACCATGCCGCCGATCATCTCGTTATCGCTGTACTTGTTACCTAGTTCAGTCAGACTCATCAAGCCTTGCTGCACCATGGTCGAACCAGTGCCAGCCGTAGTCAGACCGTAAGGAGAACCTCCAGGACCGGGCTTGCCCCGATCGATGATGAGTTGCTGGGGGATCCCAACAGAGGGCCTCATAACTTCTCTTCCACCGCCCCTGGTATCAATCTTTTTCTCACGTCTCTCCATACGCTCGCGGATCCGCTTGGCCCTATCCGAATCACCTTTCCCTTTCTTTTCAAGGCGCCTAAGTCTCCGGCGAGAGGCCTTCTGCCTGGCCTGCATCCGTCCTTTGTTTCCTGCGAATGACATGACTTACCTCAGAAGAAAAGTGCGGCGCCGCCAAGAATGTTTTTGATCATTCCCCGAGTATTCCGTCGCTTGGAATCGGCTTCCATTTGACCAAGAATATTATTGAGATCAGCGGTTTCGGTCTGCTTTAGATCCTTAACGCCGGCAACGCCTGCGTTCATTTTGTCTATCGCACGCTGAAGAGCAGCGTCTCTGAGCGGTTCAACCTTGTTGGCCGCATCAATGTTCTGATAAATAATCCCTTGACGCTTGTCTAGGTCAATATCCGTACCACCCATGTTGTTGAGAACAGCGTTAACGCCTTGGGTGCTTTCTTCGCTAGCTCGTCGTTGTTGAGCTGCAAGGCCAGTTTTCAAGCGATCGAGAGCCTGAACGGCCTCATCCATCGTTTTACCTGGATAATTCTTCAGGTAAAGGTCTATAAGTTGTTGATCAGTAGCAAAGTCGTTCATGGCTAATCCTCGTTATTTAATGGTAAGAACTATTTTTTCTTGGCGTCATCCTCCTTAAGGTATTCGTCTGCAGATTTACTTGGGAACAGGATAGGAGCCCATTCCTTGTAGGTCTCCGAGAAATTAACATTCGAATACCCTTGGGTACCACTGCTAATGTCACTTCCAGTGGTGTTTTTTGACGGACGTCCCCCTAATACACCAGTCAGCAAGGCACTATCGGTTAATTGCTGATTCCTTAGGACAGCCATTGGATCGATGCTCATCGGAGCTTCCTCCTCGGCGGCGAGCATCTCGAGGATCCCTTGCTTTTTCGTCAAGTCCAACAGGTCGTCAGCCATGCTCTTTTCGACTGCCAGCTTCTTGTCCAGACGCTTAATCGAAGCAGCTTCTTGCAAAGCAGTGCTTGCCATCTCCATCTCCATCTGCTGGCGCAGCATGGGCACCTGCATCAGGTAGTTGGCGACGAGATCACTTTTAACTTGACTGAATCCAGGGGCTGGAGCAACCGGCCGGAAACTGGCCGCGTAGTTCGAGGCGACACTTCTGCCTGGGATCGAGATGCCGTATGCCATATCAGTATCCGATATTGAGAAGGTTGTTCAGGTGTTGCGCACCTTCCGCCTGCATGTTGGCAGCTTGTTGAGCTCGAATCTGCTGAGCAAGAAGACGACGCATCCGCTGCTCATTCATGTCAGCGGTTTCCTGATTGAAATCACGCTTGATCCTCTGCAGGTCTAACTGTTCTTCGAGCTTCTCTTTCTTGGACTTATTGAAGATACTCGCGGCTGCTTTACCGACATTGTCCTGGACCCCAAGGAAGCCGGCTATCGCAGGAAGCGCAACAGCGCCGATTGGCGCGCCTGCACCGCCTGTGGGCAATCCAAACAAAGCAGCGCCAAGTGTCGCTAGCGCAACGTTGGTACCAAGATCAGCTGTGGATCTTGCAAGCCCCTGTTTGATATTAGTTTCCAGGTCATCGTCATCACCAAATTCCTTTGCGCCCGCAGCAATAGAAAGCGGTACCGCAAGAAGCGAGGACCTGCCGACCGGACTCAACCTTGAGAACAAAGTCTGGGCAAACGGGGCACTGCCAGCCAGCCTAAGATCAGACATTATTGGTAGGACATTTTTCCTGAATTCTAGATGAATTCAGCTCAGCTCTTTGCTGCTTGAATATACCCTCCAAGCACATCTCCTTTGATGAAAAGATACCCGTCCTTTTCGATCACCGCATCCGGAAAAACCTGAGCAACCTGTTGAGCAGAGAATCCCGCCCGAAGCTTTTGCTCTGGGTCAATATCTTTGTGGTACCGAAACTGAATCGGCTGCAGCTGGGCGACCCGATCACGAATGTCCACGAATCTCTTTTACAGCGAAGGCCATCCGAGCCAGGTCGTCATTGACCTCACTGGTTTGCAGTGGCGCCATATCTTCTTTGAAGCGCTCATCGCAAGCAAAGATTGCTGCAGCGCCAATGGTCCCAGCAGTTTGAAGAAGGCCGCCAAACAATGAGCCACGAGACTTCGCTCTGGCTGCTGCACGTTCAGCCGCCGCAAGCTTCTCTGCAGCTTCCTTATTGGCGAATGCGCTCAAGGCGTCACCGGCAAAACGCATGCCCAATGCATTTTCTTTATCAGCCGCAGTGCCAAGGGTATTGGTTCCGCCCTGGTCGATCATGGGAGCCATCGGCGTCACCATTGATCCAGGCGCTTGGGTGGAGCTGTAATAGGCCTGGCCACGGCGCAGGTTATTTCCTCGTGTAGGAACCGAGAATTCGTTTGCTTCTAGGAGAAACTTGTTGGGGTCAAGTGAAAATGCCATCAGAAGCCTCTGTATGAATTACCGAGTGGGTTTCCTACTGGGTTGAATTGATTTACAGGCATACTTGAATCCCAATACGTCGCTCCGCCTCCCGCTCTGTAAAGAGCCTGATCTGGGGACATTCCCATGGTCACAGCATCAGTGGGGCTGAAGTCAACACCTCCGCCGCCCAGCATCCCCTTACTGATACCAGCACTTGCAAGACTTCCAAAACCGCTCATCAGTCCGCTAAATATTGAAGTTCTCCCGGCCTCTCGACCGGCGTATTCAATTGCCCTACCGCGAGCCTTTGCAGCTTCAATTGCTGCCTTGCCTTTTAGAGCGGTGCCGCCCAGCTGGAGCTCCCTCTCGTAGTTCCGGCCTGTTGCACTGCCAAGTGTATTTAGGCCAAGGTTTGCAGCGACTCTTCCGAATCCTTGTGCAGCGGGACTAAACATAATTACTCAGCTTCTCCAGATCCCATCTGGCGTCTTATCGATTCTAAAACTTGTCCAGCAAGCGCAGTTCCTGCAGTTGCAGCGATGCCTGATTTGAGGATGTCACCGGTAATCGCATAGTCAATTTCCCTTCGCTTATCACGCTTCATCCTGCCCTTAACATTCAAGTCGTTCTTGAATCGCTGAGCGCCGCG